AACTTCCGTTATTCCACCATTGTGTTCCCATATTGTTTACACCATTTGCACCAAGACCTGCTGCTGCAAAACCTCCTAATGCTTGTACGTAGAATTTAGCTGCTGCTGATCCTATGTATAGGAATAAATCTTCTTTTCCGTAAAGTGCTGCTGGAATAGCATCTACTACTTTAGACATTTCAGCAATAATGTTTGTTGCATCCAATCCACCACCAACTGCTGCTACTTGCTGACCTGCTGGTATATCACCTGCTGCTGCTGCTGCTGCAATTAGTTTTTCAAACCCATCAAATGAATTGTTAGTACCTGCACCAGTATCACCTTGCCAAATACATAATTCTGTATTTTGTGCTACTTCTGCTGCTACGTGAGCAATCATAAAGTCTGCGAATTTAGGTGGTAAAGTTTGACCTAAACCATATCCCATTTGTTGTGCTTCCCAATCGTTCACAAAGTCATACTTACATAATTGTAGGTTAACTTGTAATTCATTAGGTTGTATAATTCTTTCGGTTAATGTTACAGTTGATGTAGGTGTAAAATCACAACTTGCTGCACTTACTACTGCACTTGTTGCTAATTTTTTGATCACTTCTTTATAAGCAATATTTGCTTTTACAGTTAATCCCCCATCATCAATAGTTGATGCTGATAATAAAGCTGCTGCAATATATTCTCCTGCAAATTCTCCCGCATATGTGGTAGTGATATTTACAGTAGTTGCAAGTTCTGTTTTTCTTAAATTTGCCATTTCTATTTTATTTATTTAATTTATTTAATACTCTATCTAATGTTGTGCTAAATTTACCTTTTGCAAACTCTACACGATTTTTTGTTTCAGAAACTCCCTCTGGATTGTGCTTGATTGGTTTTGCTGCTGCTAATTCCTCTTTTGGTGCTTCCTCAAATTTTTCGGTAATTGTTCTTGACTTCATTTTACCCTCAGATGACATTTCTTCTTCTTTAGCATCATCTTCTTTTTCCATCTTGTTTTCTTTGTCTGCTTTTAAATCAGCAATAGCATCTTCAAGGTTTTTTATTCTTTTTTCCATACCTTTCCAATCTGCAACATCAGCTTCTTCTGCTAAATCTTCTGTTTCATCTTTAGGTTCTTCTTCTGCTTCTTCTTTAGCTGGTACATCATCAGATACATCTCTTACATCTGCAATAATACCCTCTTCTTCAACTACTAACAATTTACCATCTTCAAGAATATACTCTCCAACTGGCATTGCTACTTTTTCATCATCGGTAACGATAAATACTTCGTTCCCTTTTTCTAATGATTCAGTTGTGATAACTGTACCATTTTCCAGCTTCATTTCTTCAAGTTTTACCTCGATGTTTAGAAGCGTTTTTATGTCATTTAACATTTTGGTTGCTTTCATAATACTTATATAACGATTTTTAATTAATTTTTTGCGTTTTCAATCTGTTCTTGTTATTACACCTATGCCTTGCGCCCTCATAGAGCCATCACAACAGTCAATAGAATATGTATTGGTATCCCAACATAAACAAGCACGAGATGAACCTTTAGGAGATGTTCTACTTGGTATATAGGTTTTGTTTTTATTTAGCATATATATTGCCTTTATTACTAACATATCTACCACTATTTAAAGAGCCAAACTTATCTAATGCTGTTTGTAATCTTTTTGGCATATCAATTCCTAATTCACTATATGCTTTTTGTGCTTTTCTAAATGCTTCGTAAGTCATTTTATCTAATTCTCTAATTTTTTCTCTTAATTTTATATTTTTTTTGTTTTCCTCATTAAAAATCCTTTCAACTTTCTCTGCATTACCTTTCATAACACCTACAATATCAGATGCTACTTGTGCATATTTTATAATATCGTCTGCTAAACCTAACTCAACCTTTGCTAACTCTATATTTTCTTTTGGCATTTTACCCAATACCTTTGATAATCTACTTTTCATCTTTTAATATATTTATGATTTTATTTAATGTTTCTTGGTCTATCTGTTCAACACTTTTGTCTGTTGCCAAATTTTCATCAATCTTGTCTTTAGGTGATTCCATTTTGTCTGCAAAGTAACCCTCAATAGAAAAACCTTTAACTTTATTTGTTTTAACATACTCTTGCCATATTTCATCATTGTTAACTTTTACTGCACCCATCCAAGTTCCTACTGGTACATTTAATCCGTATTTTCTTGACTTGTCTTGTACCTCATCTTCTACGATCCAACTTTCAACAAGTGTTAAGCCTTTTAAAGTTTCGTTGTGTTCTAATGTACTGTTATGCTGATAACCATTCTTTAAATATAACTGCGATGCTTTTTGTACTGTATCTTTTGAGAAATAAATGTAATACTCTCCCTCTCCACCATTTCTGTAAATAGGTTTGTTAGGGATTAATAAAGCACCCATTAATATTTTCTTATCCTCATCTACTTTAGCTAATTTTATTTCTTGGTCTTTTAAGGCAACAAAATCTGATTCAATAGCTGGGCTTTCTACAATAGATATTGCTTCAACTCCAGTTTCCTCTTGTTCCTCATCTAAAATAAGTTCTATTATTTTCATAATTATATAACGTTTTTAATTTTAAATTTTGCGTTTATCCTATACTTGCACCCTCAATTATATTTCTGTCTAATTCTTGAGCAGTAGATACATCACTTGAAACTACAAATGCTTTTACTGGTTGTTGTGTTTGTCCACCTATTGCATCTGCTAATTGATTTGTTTCACTTGCACCTACTATATTAAAAGCTGGTGGTGCGCTTTCTGTTGTTGCAGTTCCACCAACACCCCCACTTGGTACTGATGAACCACCACCTCTACCACCTGGTACTTTTACAGATGCAATCTTTTTTACTGCTGCAAAACCCGCTACACCAGTTGCAACTGCTTGTGCAATAGCAAAACCTGGTATTCCACCCGCTGGTGTTTTAGCAGTATTTTCAAGAGTAGCAGTAATAGCTGCATAAGTACTTATTAATGAAGATGCAATAGCTAAACCTTTTCCAGCAGCAGTTTCTTGACCGATAGTATTTGACAAACTACTTAATGCACCAGCATATCCATTTAATGCAGCTTGTTTAGCTTCTTTTTCTTTTTCTGCTATTTCAATATTAGCATCTGATATTTCTTTATCCCTTGTTAAATTTTGTTCCCTTGATTGTTCCATAAATTCATCAAGTGCTATCTGTGCATCTACCTTTGCTTGTGTACCTGTTGTTGCTTCATCTACTATTGCTTGTAGCCTTGCTTCTTGTAAAACCTTTTCCTCCTCATCAATTAACTTTTGTGCTTGTAATCTTGCAAGGTTATCTTCTATTGTTTCAGCATTAAATCGTTTCTTTTCTATTAATAAATTAGCATCACTTTCTAATTGTGAATTACTTAACTCTAATAACTCTTTGTTTAATGCTAAATCATTTGCTTTTTGTTCTGATCTAAAACCCTCTATCTGTGCAAGTACCCCCTCTTTTTCTGCTTGTGCTTCTAATACCCTAACATAATCTTCATTCTTACCAGTTAATTCAAATTGTGCTTGAGCAGCAGCCAATACTGTATCAGCATTTTTAAGCATTTCTTTTTCTTGCTCATCAAGTACCTTGTTTAAATCATTGTTGGCTTTTATTCTATCTGCAATACTATTACGTTCCTCATCTCTTATTTGCCTTAATTTTTCTGCTTCTCTGTCTTTCTGTTCTAATACAATCCTTGATTGTGCTATTGCTATTTCTGCTGACTTTTTTAAAGCAAGATTTGACTTTGCAACTTCAGTTGCAGCAGTAACACTTACTTCAGAAAATTCCTTAACTATGGTATCTCCTATTGCACCAACCTCACTTACTGCTTCTCCAAAATTATCTATAATATCAGTACCTGCATCTTTAAATTCTTGTGCTACCTCAACAATATTTGTTTTAGTTTCTAATATATCTGCATTTAATTGCTTTATGGTAGCTGCATCTTTCCCACCAAAAAAACTATTTTCCCAAGCTAACATAGCTTCTTGTATACCTAATTTTATGGCATAAAAAGAAAATTTAAGAGGGTTTATAGCAAGTGTTAATATTCCACTTAATACTTTTCCTAATGCATCAAAATTATCAGTTGTTTGTGTTACGGACTTATATATATCAGTTATTGCACCAAGTACTTGATTAAAAACTATCTGTGCAGTTTCAAACACAAGATTTAAAGCATCCATTACTTCTTGGTTTTCTCTTATAGCACCACTAACAAATTCAAATGCTTTTTTTAACAAAAATACAATACCACTTGCTTTTGCTAAATTACCGATAGTTAAACCAACTTTTTTAATTCCTTTAGCACTTTCCTCAGATGCTTTTTCTACTGCTTTAATACTTTTAGCTGTTTCCTCATTTGCCTTTACAACTTCCTTTTCTAATTTAGCGTACTCTTTTTGAAACTCATTAAGATTTTTAACAGCTTCCTTATATTTTAACTCAAAATCTACAACTACTTTTTGTGCCATTTTCTATCTCTTTTAATTTGTTTTATACCTTCAGATAATTTTTCTGCAAGTTTGTTTTTGCCTTGTGCAATTTTTATGTTTTCCGTTTCTCCGTTTACTACCTGTAGTAAATCAATTATATTTTTGATCATAAATCACAATTTAATAATTCAAAATCTGTTTTACCTGTTGTAAGATCAGTAGTCATTGAATTAATTTTATAATATTTTTGCCCTATTTCTATTCTATCATATAATTGTAAACTACTAAATATTTTATATGGTAGGTATGCAGTAACTTTTGTTAATCTTCTTGTTGGACTAAACACCTCGTTTATATAATTGCTATATTGCGTTTGAAATAAAGTATCAGTAAAAGCAGTAGCATTATCACTGTCATTTGCCCTATATTCGTTTATATAATTATCAAAATGTATGTTTACCTTGCTTACAGTTGGGTTAAGTTGTACACTATTGCTTGGTATAAAATATTGATTGATAAAATTTTTGTTACCTGCTAAATCTCTAACTGCGATTTTTGTGCTTGGTAGTACCATTGGTACACTATAAAATATTAATGGCTCTCCTATGTATGACTCTTGGTTATCATCTACAAAAAGACCATATTGTATATCTGTTATAGTTCCATTAGGTGCTTGATTTACTAACCTTTCAAACATCATATGTTCAAATGGTATTTCTATTTTATATTCCGTAGTTGGTGTGTCATAAATATCCCCATCTAATGAATAACTACTTGATCCCCAAACTCTGTTATTTATTTGGTTAAATTGTTGTGCTAAAATTGTTTTAACACCTTTGTAAGTAAAATTAACTTTAGAAAAAGGTAATGCAATATCTACTGATGACTTTGTAGTGTCTATATATTCATCAATATTTACTGGTACAACTTGCCCTTGTAATTTTGGTGCTTTGTCGTAAAATTCATCTAAAGGTTGTACTACAATAATATTATTTTCTACATATGCAGTTAAATTAAACATTTGAAATAAAGCAGTTAGAAAATCTATAATTTTCATTTTAGGTATTTGCTCTAATATGTTAAATTCTATGGTTAAGGTAGTGCTAAAAGCATTTGTATTACTATATCTATAAATAGAATTTTCTATAATAATATTTGTAGGGCAACAATCAAAAATAGTTTGTGTTGACTTAACATACCATTCTATATTTCCTGCAGGAAAATCAATAGTTGATGCACAAGCTATTTGAACAATCAACGTACTTCTGTTATCTAAATCATTATCAAAATCTATGGTTTGGTTACCTACTTGGTCAACAAAACCACCAACTTCAACCTGTCCATTTGTTAAATTAACTACCCTAACACTATACGCAGTATTTTGTTGGGTAGGTGTAAATGAAATATTAACATCAGTAAATCTACTGTATTGTTCTGGAGTTTCAGCAGGATAATTTAATTGTAGATGTAAAAAATAACCACTTAATATAATAGAATTTTGATCGCCTGTACCAGTTGCTGATGTTAGTTGAAAATTAGGTACTGCATTATAAACCCTTTGCACTTGTTCTGTAGGCTCAACTGCACCTTTTTTACGATGCAACCACATATATAAATGGTCAAAATCATCATTAGAGGTATCATTGAAAAAATCATTAGAAAATGTAATGCTTGGATATTCAGTTTCTATTGCTGATATTATAGCCCGTAATCTTATAGCATATTTAAATTGTGTAAATTCAACTCCGTTATCATCAAACAAACCATTAGTACTCCAAAATAAATTATTAGATCCTACTGCACTGAAACTACTATTATAAAATAACCTATCTGTATGTGTAATTAAAGGAACAATTATATTGCTTAACCTTTCATTTTCCATTGTATCTAAAACATTAGTGTAATTATATAGTTGGTCGTAATCTGATAGTTGAGTTAAATTACTTAATTGGTCATCACCTAAAATATCTTTTAAGTTAACTGTATCACCATAAAAAGTAACCTTGTATGTGTGTGGTACATTGTTTTTTAAATCAACTCCAGTTAATGCTATTTTACCCGTTTTAAATTCTATATCGTTTAATTCTAATGCTGCTTTTACTTTATTCCTTGCATCAAAACCATTTGCAATATCATAATTATAGTAATGCTTAAATATTTTATTATTTTTTTTTGAAGCTGGTAATGCAAAGGTTTTAGTAAATTCAGTAAATATTTTTTTTAAGTCTTTTACGTTTTGTATTGTTTGTGTAAAAGATACTGATTCATCTTTAAATTGGTCAACTCTATTAGTATCATTGTAAACACCATTTACACCTATATCACCAATATATAAAATTAACTTTTGTTGCATTATCTAATGTTGTTTATATAATCAAACGCTTCTTCAAATTCAATAGTGTATTCAACTAATCTATCATTAACAGATGTTTTAAAAGCTATTGATGATTTTTTTACTTTTACTGGTACAATATCATCTGATTCAGTTATTTTATTTATTCTTGCAAGCCATACATACTCACTTAATAAAAGTTCTTCAAAGAAATTATTAGCGTTTTCAGAATAGTAACCACTACTTAAAGTAAATGTTTGTTTAGCAGTTGTGTTAAATGTTTTATTAGGTGCATTAGAAATAGAATAAGTAGCTGGATTGTTTGTACTTGGGTATGTTAATATATTTGCTTTGTAGTTTTCGTTTTGTCTTGCAAGTGTTTTTGTTTCTTTTAAGAAAAACCATAAATCTTGCTGCACCCCATACTTATTTATAAATATTATTTTTCTACCATTACCATATTTAGTACAGTTTATTCTATATATTTTACTGCTATAATTACCACCTATTGATGTAGCACTACCACTTACATTGACTACATTAATTGAACCACCTACTATTTGAGGAACTTTTGTACCCTCACTAAAACCAGGCTGAATGGCTGGTAAATATAATTGCACTTCATCTTCTACAGTATTTTTTGAAATTAAATATCCAGATGTTGGAAGTGTTGGGTTTGTATTTTCTTCAAAATATCCGTAACCCTCATAACCTGTATCTACAAATGTAGTTGCTGAACCGACTGGTGATCCAGTTCCATTAAAACCACTATAATTTGTTATTGTTGTTGTTATTGCAATTTCTTGTGGTACGTAATTAATAGTAAAATATATATCTAAATAATCTCTTGCAAGTTCTGATATATCAAAATTTATAGTAGTATTCTTTTTAGTGTTTTTCACTAATGTATATCTAACTACAGTATCAATAGTAATTTGACATATTGCTGAATTTACACCACTTACTGGTATTTGTTTGTATTTAAATTGTGGACTTCGTAAAGCTAATCTTGCCATATCTTATAAATCTTTTATTTCATTTTTTATGTCTAATACAAACCCATTTTCAAGGGGTTTTAAATATTTATCTACACCCATTTCAAACGACTTTGTAAAAAATTGTGTTGGTTTTATACCTTGATGATATACTGCATCCCTAACTGCATAAGGAGATAA